CGACTATACAGGTGTATGCATGGGCAGAAGATGTAAAAGTAGCTGGACCTACTATTTCATTGGCCCTACAATCTAAAGATGAATATGGAAAGGGTGCTATTTCTGAAAAGGCTTCGGCAATTTCAAACTTTGCTAGCACTTTGAGCAATGTACCAGTTATTGGGAACTTTGCCACAGCTACGTCCATGATGGCTAATACCATCTCTGGAATCGCTTCCCTATTTGGATATACCAATGTTCCTGTAATTGCTGATGTTCACTATTTTAAGAATGCTCCTTTCCCGCATATGAGCACCACTCAAATTGGTGTTCCAGCGGAGAAATTAACACTCGATCCAAAGAATGAGCTAACTATTGATCCTAAAGTTAATGGTATAGATCTCGGTGATGAATTAGCAATTGTTAATATTGTTACTCGAGAATCATTCCTAAATACTTTTACTTGGTCATCAATTGATCCACCAAATGATTTAATTTTCTCCTGGCGTGTTGCACCAACACAACATGTAGAAGCTTTTATCGATGGATATAATCATTATCAAGCAACACCTATGGCTATGGTTGCACAGATGTTTAATTACTGGCGTGGTGATATTACCATCCGTATTAAATTTCTTTGTACCAAATATCACCGTGGGCGAGTGAAGGTATCGTGGGATCCTATTGGCAACATTTCGGGAGCTCCTGAGTCTACGGAATCAGTCTACACCAAGATTATTGATATAGCAGATAATACTGATGTAGAATTTACAATTCCTTATACTCGAGAAACCTCGTATCTTGATATTCCTGAGGGAACAGGAAATACAATGTTATTTGCTGGTGCTGCTAGTCAGAATCCCACTCTTTATAATGGTATTGTTACAATGCGAGTTCTTACTCAACAATCTTCTCCTGTTGCTGATGCGCCAATTGGCATTGCTGTGTTCGTCAAAGGAGCAGAGAATTTAGAATTCGCTAATCCTCGTGATGTCTCTGCACAATTTTCCACCTATAGAATTCAATCTGACGATCTGATTTATGATACTCCTGTTCATTTTCAGGTTGGTATAATGCCTTCTAAAGCTAGTGAAAATCTGAATCTTATCCATATGGGTGAAAAAGTGGTATCACTCCGTACTGTTATGCGTCGACAAAATCGAATTTTTACACAATCAATATTACCTGTGAGTCCCAATGCCTCTAATATTTCATCAGTAAATTTACCACGTATGCCTTTACTTTATGGATATGATCCAAACGGTATACATTTCGGTACGAATACTGTTGCTCCTGGTTCTTCAAACTTCAATTATGTTAATAATTGTACTTTGAATTGGGTCAACATGTGTTTCATAGCACATAAGGGTAGTGTGATTTGGAATGTGAATGTTCGTGATGGGCGAGAATCATTGGCTAATCATGTTGATATAACCCGTAATGAGATTTTGACG